GTCCCCAACGGTTTGAGACCCCCTCGGGGGTCGCCGGGGGGTCGCCGATAAGTCTGTTTGTAAGGCTTTGCGGCGCGGCAAGTTATGCGCCTAGCCTATCTTGCGCCGACTTACGCGAATGGCATGGCGCGCAAAGCGACTGAATATTGGACCATGCGTTCGTGCCGCCCTTGTGCAGCGGAACAATGTGATCCGATTGGAGGTTCATGATGTCACCGCATACCGCGCATTGCGGGTTGCAGGCCTTGTGCAACGTGGCAAGACGCGTCCATGCCCCGCCACGGCTCCTAGATTGCTCTATACGCAGCGGACGCCCTAGGTTGCCCTCAAACCTCATCCGGCGCATTGGCAAGCCTCCTGACGGCTTCTAGGAGCCTTGAATCGTCTTCCTCGCGCCAGACGAGCAACCACGGGGAATGATCCTGCCGACAAACCACCAACGGCACTTCCCCTTCCTTGGCGTCGGCCACCGCCTGGGCCATCCACCGTTCAACGAAGCCGCACGTAACCGACGAACGGGCTATGAGGCGTTCCCGAAGCACCTTTGGCAACGCTTTCGCCTCACAGTAGACCAATCCGCCTGCCACGTGCAGAACGTCTTGGGCGGCTCGCTTGACCCACCAGGACAATCCCGCGCGGTAGTGCTTCACTTCGAAATGAATCCCGCATGGCGCGCCGAACGGTTCTACGTCGCCCTTGCCTAGCCCGTTGAATTGCTGCGTACGCCGGAATGGGACGCCGATCAACTCGGTAAGCATCTTCGCGGCTTCCAACTCGGCCCGCTTGCCCTTGGAACGTGAATCCGTCATGGATTGGCCCACGCTTCCCAATCTTCAACGGTAAATCCGAACGCACCGCAAGTAAAGCACTTGAAGAACCATCCATCGTCATCCTGCGCGACAGTTACAGCGTCCTGCCCCGTTGCGCCGGAATGAAACGGGCAATCCGCCAAGAACCCTTCCGCGATGGGGACCAGTTCAATCCCGATATTTCGCAACTCTTGCGGAAGGCTCATGCGTCCACCCATTGCCCTTGCCGCCACACTTGCGGCGGCGTAGGCGTTTCGCGGTCATGCAAGGCGTCCGGGTTGCCATACAGAATCGCCCGAAGATCGGCGATTTCCTGCGTCTGGCGTCCCGTCGCTTCGGCAAGATGCGTGTTCATGTACAGAAGTTCTTCCAAGTACGTCGCCACCATGGTCGGTAGGTGCTTGCGGTTGGTTTCTAGAAACGAACGTATTTCGGCAATCCGGCGTTGATTCGAACTCATCGCATTTCTCTCCTAATTCGTGCCAGTAGAACGGCTCGCACGTCGCGCGCGCCTTCAAGTGACTCGGTATGCCCCGCAAGGATTTCGTAGGCGTTGTTGCCCGTCTTGGCCCATGCCAAGCAGAGCGTTCGGAAGCACTCCACCGCGTCTCGGCCCTCGATCCCGTACTGGGCCAAGATCCGGCGGCAGACGGTCCCATGGGCTTCCGGGGTCGCCCTGGGGTCCCGAACCCGGATGGCTTGGACAACCTCCGGAGGAACCTCCCACCCCCCTACGGCGGTAGCCGTTTCCGGGTTCGGTGGTCTAGTTCCTTGGACTAGTTTAGATGGCGGCGTCACGCTGACGCATCGCGGAGCGTCAGGCTGACGCATCATAGGCGTCACGCTGACGCTTTCATCGGCGTCACGCTGACGCATCACGACGCGGTAAACCAGTCCCCGCGAACGCCTTTCGACACGAATTGCAATGGGTGAAGTTCCACCTTCTGACGAAAGCCGTTTCACAATTCGTTGAACCGTCCGACGGGCTAGCCCCGTCTTCCGCGCCAAGGTCGCCTGCTTCGGGAACGCGAGCGGCCCGTAGTCGAGCAGCGCAAGCACAAGCAGTTTCTCGTCTGGGTCCATATCCAAACACCACACTTCGCTAGGCCTCATCGGTAGTCCTTTCAATCAATGTGGCGATGGGGTGCAAGTCTTCAGGGGGAACTATGTACTTCTCTGTCTTGGCCCATGGGACGAACACTCGGTACTGGTCGCTCATCGCTTCGGAACGGCTCATCCATCCGCGAATCCGAACCGTCTGCGCTTCGCGCGTTTCGTCCACTTGGTCTACCAACACAAAGACGTCCGCCGCGTACGTGCGGGGATTGAGCATCAAACGCGCGCCAAGTAGGCGGGAAGTCTTGACCTCAATCCGTAGCCCATCAATGATGATGTCCGGGGACCGAACCCCCTTGGACCGTCCAAACGCTTCCGGGCATCGGAACGCCTTACATACCGCCAGTTCGCCTAGGTAGCCGACGAACTCGGCGGAATCGCGGTCAGGGCCGTTGGGGGAATGCCCAACGTAAGTGCCACCGCCGCAATCCGACCGGATTGCTAAAGCAAATTTCCACGCCTTTCGCGCTTCTTCAGCGGAAATCGGCATCTTTAGTCCGCTCATGGTTGTCTCAAAATGGGACGTTTGATTCGTCTTCGACGCAATCCGCGACAATCATTCCATCACGGTACGGCTTCAGGGTTAGCACCACCTGCTTTCCGGCCATGTCGGGCAACTCCTCGAACGAAGTAAACCACTCGTTACCGTCGCCACGCTTGATGCCGATGCGCCAGTACGGCTTCCCGTTCTTGGATTCCTTGGGCTGAACCCCGCAGCACTCCCCGACCAGGCGCACCGGGGCGGTCGATTCCCCGACCATAGCGGCCTCTACGGGCGTTTCCGGCTTCGGTTGGGCCGCGAGGCGGCGCGGCGCGGGCGGCTCGTCCTGGGCCATCGTAGAGGCCGTATCGGGCATTTCCTCGGCAAGCGAGGATTCCGCCCCAATCAACGCCGCCGCCCAACCCATCACGCCCTTCAGCGCGCGGCCGGATGCGCGCGTCTGGGCCATCATCTGACGCGCAAAGTGCGGCCGCTTCGACCACCCGCGTTCGTCATCGAACACGCACCCGACCCCCTCCCCGACCACGTTCCCGGCGTCAAGCACCACCGCAACCGCTTCCCAATAGCCGGGAAGCGATTCGGCCCGAACGTACCGCAGGGACCGAATCGCGGTGGTGTAGCCCATCGCGCTGCCGATGGCCTGCGCGCCGCTGACGTTCAGGTACGTCTTCCCGTCGATCTTCTGTACGTGGTGCTGAAGTACGGCGTGCTTGACCGCCAGTACCGCTTCGTGGTTCCGGTTCACGCGCTGCGTGACCGTCAAACCCATATCAATCGGAACAATTTCGTTCTTCATCTTCTCTCGGGCCTTTCTGCGGCTTTGCCGCGATAGTGAGTCTATCGGGCATGGGGACGTAGGTACTTCAACGCCCACCCCAAAAGACGCCGAATCGAAGTCGGAGTCCTGGCGTTCATGGCCGCTTTACGCTTCAGGCATTTTCCGCAAGGCTTGATACCCACAGAACTTGTGGCGGCGGCCACTAGGTCCCCTAGCCCCGGTTGAAATTTCGCCCGATGCGCTTGCGCGACAGCGCGCGCGGCTTCCTCTGGGTTGCCCAACTCATGCAACGGGATTCGGCGGACCTGAACGCGCATCAGAAGTTCCGCTGCACCATGAACATGCGCCGCGTAAGTCGCGTGTTGGTTGTCCGCCGGATTTCGCAGTGATACTGGCTATCACAATTCACGTAGAAACCGTCAGCGGTGTTAGTTGATCGGCATACCTCAATTGACGTGGACGTAGCGGGTTCCGTTACCTTGGACGATTCCCATGCCGTGGAAGTCGTTCCGCCCGACCAAAATGGGGATTGCGTTGGGCAAAAGACGTTCGCTTCGGCCCATCCAGTAGGAACGCCGACCGCAGGGACGTTTGGCTGTGGGTAGTAGAGTGAGCCGACTTCCGATGGAACGCAAGCACCGTTCGGCGCGTTCGTCATCCATCCCGGCAAACTTGATATGAGCGATCGGATGCAGTCTTGGCAACACGGGTCCGATTGGTCGCAATCAATTTCTTCGGGCGTGTCATAGGTCAACTGCCAACCAAACCGGAAATCGTTTTCGGTTCCCGAATGGCGTTCTTTGTAGACCACGCCTTGAAGGACGATCGTTCCTGGGCCGCTGTAGCAACTGTAGCGTTGGTTCAGTAGCGTCTTTTGGTATGACTCGACCTCATCGCCAGCGAAGCGGATGTCCACGAACGCGCTCGTACCCGCTCCCGAATGGCTAATCGTTTGCGCGGCCTGCGCCGGGATGTATTGCGCGGTCACGTTCCGCAAGTTCGACGTTGGGACGGTTGCCCCATCACGGAACGCGTTCACCTCCGTCAAGTTGTTCAGCGCGATACGTAGTCCGTCAATGGTGTACGCGGAGAGAAGAAACGTGTACGCCACCGCGCCTAGATTGTCGCGGATGATGCACTCCGTGTCCGTGATTTCTACCGTCCAATCTTTATAAGCAAGCGCGGAACCCTGAACGCGTATGACCGGAATGTCTTGGGTGTAGGTCGCGGTGCGGACGTATTCAATCCGGATCCAAGCGGTCGAAGCCGTAGCAGCATCATCGCAACACAAGTAGCCCTGAATGTTCGTCGTGCCGCTAGTGACCGAACTACGCGGGTCGTAGTTCCCTTCGTAACGCTCGACGTTTGCGGTCGCGAAAGCGGTGTATCCAGTACCGAAGACGGTAGTGCCGTCGCGGAAAAACCAAGTCCCCGAATTCGCTTGGTCGAACCGTGATACAAACGGGATCGTCCACGAATTGAAAAAACTGCCCGAACTTGCCGTGGCGTATGTCCCTTCGGGCGGGCATGAAGTGTCTTTATCCACTAGACAAGAACAATCGCAACCGCATTCCTTCGGAATGCAGTCAAGCGGCGGCGTGTATTCCACTCCCGTGAACTCGTCGCCGCTGTCAGGAATGCCGTCTGGGTCGCAATCCGTGAAACTCGTTTGGAAGCACCCCGCCGCCGCCTCTTGCAACGTGTTGAACGCTTGGCCTGTTGCCTCTACGGAATCAATCAAGACGCCGCATTCAACTTCTAGCGCGGTAATGGTGACGGATACCCCGTCATCGTTGAACGGCGTTTGAGGAACGCAGCAGCAGCGTCGGCGGCTCATCGCTTGGACTTACGGCACCAAAGGTATCCGGCGATTAGCCCGGTAAGGCCAAGCGCAAGGCCAAAGAACACACTCCCCATGAGGCTTTCAACGCTTGCGAGCATAAGAACCTTTCTTGATCGTCCGGCGGGTGTATCCGCCGCCGACCGTGCATCCTGCGGTAAACGTCACCACCAGTAGTAACACCATCCAAACGACGTACGCGTATTCGGGGATATTCATTTTCTGCCCTTGAAGTAATACACCACGCCGAACACGGCAAGCGCGATTGCCGCCGCAGATAGCCAAGGTAGCACGTCCAGTAGCGGCGTATCGTCGCTTACGTACGCAACGCTTTGATGGACGTTCGCGGCGGACTGTTCAATCGCTGAAAGGTCAGAAGATGCGGCGTCCAAGTGGCGCAGCGCGCTTGCCGCCCTGGAGCGGACGCTATTGGCTTCCTGCGCGATGACCGCAGTAGCCGAAGTGCATCCAGTAAGGAGGAACACGGATAGATACCTAATCACGTGGTGAGCGTTCCCGAACTATCAAAAACGGCAATTTCGCCTACGTCCCAATTTTCTGTAAACCAGTTGCCATCGAAATCCCAAGTGCCGGGAAGTCCGTTTCGAAGAAAGATAATGACTACACCACCGGCACCGGATCCACCATTTCTTCCTAACCCGGCGGAAGTTCGCCCTCCGCCTCCACCTCCCGAACCGTAGTTCGTAAATCCGGCATCGTCGCCGCGTACGCCATTTCCGCCGTTGCCAACGGGACCAGTAGCAGCGGTAATAATTGCGCCAGTTTGCGCCGACCCGCCGCCGCAACCACCCCACCCAACATAAGCACCAAGAGAAGGAATAAACAACGCCCCTTCTCCGCCCTTCCCACTAGTTGACGCGGTTGCATTTACACCGACGCTAATTGCACCGCCGCCACCGCCACCGCCAGAAAGCGTTCCGTCGTCTTCGTATGCACCTCCGGCGAATTGACTGGTTCCAGGCGTACCCGTCGCACGTGGCGATACGGTTCCGGTAGTTCGGCCCGAATCGCCACCGCCGGACGCGCCTGAAGAACCTTGGTTTCCGTTGCTCGCTCCCGCGCCGCCACCAATTGCCGTAAACGAATCGAATGACGAAGTTCCGCCGTTGAGTGGATTTACGGTCGCGGTACCACCCGATCCGCCAGTCCCCGCGCCGATGACGTGTTCTTCGCCTTGACCGATTGTGACCCATTCACGGCGAACCCGTCCTGCGCCTCCGCCGCCGCCGATGTTGTATCCGCCGCCGCCGCCGCCGCCGATGATCCAAACCTCATACGAATTGGCATTTGACGCGTCGGCGCGTCTGAAGTTGTTTGTAAGCGTCATGGGATTGCCACCCCTTCGGTACGAACGTCAACCACGGCAATACCAAGGTTCTCTGATCCTGACGTGGGATCCGCGTAAATCACCAACGCACCCCATGCGGGATGCGCGAGGCTTGCCGTCTGGGCCGCCGTGAACGTCGCGGTAGCCGTTCCGCCCGCTTGGTTAGTAACGACGCACGTTCCAGTAATGACCGTAGTGCCAACCGTGATCTTGGCGACTGGCGTATATCCGGTCCAGTTGAAGTTCTGTCCCGTGTCGGCATCATGGACATGGAACGAAATTACGTGGTTCTCACCCGGCGTGATGACTTGCGGCAGAATCGGCGTCTTTGGTTCAATGTTTGGCACGGCTATTCCTCGGTGCAGCGGATGGGATTGGGACGGTCGAAGAACGCGTACGCGTTTCCTCCCGTGTCATAAACGACAAAGACGAGGCACTTGGCGTTTAGGCTTGAAGTAGTCCAGGCGGAACCAGTCCACGTAGAACCGACCGGGCCAATGGTGCTAGGCGGGGTGGTAATGTCCATCCCGTCTACCGTGGTCGCGGTGTTGTGTTCTTCGCGCAAGTTGCGGCACGTGCTGAAATTGAAGCGGTCATCCTGAAGCGTTGAAACGCCGGATCCCGCGATGCTCGGTGGGATCCATACTTTCACGGTGTAGGTCCAACGGTTGGCAGCAAGCGACGACGCCGATACCACTTGGCAAAGATGCTGCGCGATGATTTGCGGCTGAACCTGAAGCGCGGACGCGAACCGGATGCCGGCCGCGTTCTCTCGGACCATTTCCGCCGAATCGGTCCATCCATTGGTAACAACGCGGTTGGCCGCGCCAAACAAACCTTCTCGGAAGATGGGCCGATGCCATGTCATACGGGCCGCTCCGGTCCTGCCTTGCCGAATTGGTCGGACACGCTTGACGTAAACATGGTTGCAAAATCAACCTTGGTAGCCATGTACGGCTGGAACCAACCAACTTTTTCCACTTGGTTGATTTGTTCTCCGGCAATCGTCACGCCGGGGCGGAGCCGCGCCGCGCCAGTCTGGTTCGGAATTGGCACTTGCTCGAGGTGGTAATTGTCATCCACAAGGAATGACACTTGGACGCGCCACCATTCGGAATCAAGCGATGCCGTGATACCGTTGCATAGCACGGTTCCAATACCGTAGCCAAGGAATGCCGCGCTATTTCGCTTGTTCAAGAACCCATAGAGCGTCCCCCACGCAGGATCTTGGGCCGTGAATTGCGGCGTAACCGACGTAGCAGGCGCGCGATCTACAAGCAATTCAATCTGTATCGCTGATTGGTTTACCTTGAACGGACGCGGGTTCCCGTTGATATCAACTTTAGTTCCGCCGATATCGGTTACGCCGCTCGGCCACGTTACGTCACCATCCGCTGGCGGCGAACTTACAAGCCGATACATGCTCATGGTTCGGAAGGTAGAGGTACGTGTCTGCTTGACGTATTCAAGTCCCCAAGGCGTATCGTTGTACGCGTATGAGTAGGTGGTGAACGTAGCGCGGACGGTGTAAGCATATGGCCTTTCCCGTGAAGGCTCAATGCTGACATTGCGACACACAAAGCGAGAAAGAAACGCGTTTGCCGGGGAACCATAGATGCCCGACGGCAACCGGGTTTGAGGCTTTGCCGGAGCGTTCGTAAGCAGCGAGGCTTCCCCGGGGAATGGGTCGGCATTGTCCGTAGGCGTCCAATAGGACAGATAGACAAGTTGGATTGTCTGTTCGCCCCACCGATCGGAAAGCGAATACTGCCGCGATTCTGGCCGCTCTACGTGGGTCCAAGTTCCCATTTATTGCCCACCGATCTTTTTTTGGATGCTTTCGAGTGCGGTTGTCTGCCGCTCCATAAGTCCTGGCGTTTCGTATGGCATCCCGCGCGCGCTTCCCTGCGGTGCATAGGCGAAGTTCTGCGCGTTCCCAAGTTCGCTAAACAACGCAGTAGAAGCCCTTGCTTCCGTGTTATACCCCTCAAGCAAATTGCCCGATAGATACTGCTCCACCGCAAGCAATTCCTGCGCGCCAAATTCGGCAAGGATGTTGGCTACGGCCATAAAGTTTTCGCCGAAGCGAGCCGTTGCTCCCATGCCTCCGCTGATTTGCGTCGCGTTTCGCTGCATCCGTGCCGCTTCCCCGCCTGCAACGTCGGTTCCGGCGCGTAGGACTTCCATCGCGCCTGGGGCCAACGCTCCCGCAATGGCTTTCATGGATTCTTCCCGCGATATGTCCGCATCAATCTTTGCGTTCTGCGCGGCAACGGAAAACTTGGTGGTGATTTCCGTCAACTGGCTTACGCGTCGGTCTATGAACTGCGCCGCCTGTCGGACAAGGTTGATACCCGTTTCCGCCACGCCAAGCGCGGCAGTAATGCCCGCAGCGCGCGCCGTCTTTGCGCTGCTGCGGTTCAACTTCTCCAACTGGTTTTTTGTGTCGGCAACGCCACGGACAACGCCTCGGTTGTCCATGTCTACTTGGATCGTTGCCTTTAGCGATTTGTCTGCCATGCGTTACCCTTCAACCACGGGAAGAATCCGTGCGGCTTCCTGCCAGTAAGCGAACACGCGATGACACCTAGCAACCACTCGCACCGTTCGCCCGTCGTGAACTCGCTATGCGCAAGTCCCGCAGGCATAGTTAGTTGGGCATCGTAGGACGCGATTCGAAAGATGCGCCTTTCGGCGCGTGAGTAGGGCGGACGGCGTTGATTTCCGTAAGGATGGCTCCCGCGATTTCGGAACGGATCTTGCCCGCGTCCTGGGGGTTGTCCAAGAACGGCGAACCGTCCGGGCAACTGACGCAAGAAACCCACCAGTATGGATCGGTGGATGACCGCTGAACGTCGGCCAACGTCGGTTCCCGGATGACAAGTTCCCCGACGCCTTCAATCGTCACGGCGCGCGAGCGGGCAAGCATTGACGCCAACGCAATCGGCATTACTGTTCCTCCCACGAAAGTTCCCACACGGCAACGCCCGTACCGTCATCCGTGATAGACGCGGACGTGATATGCACGTTGAACGCGTTGGTTCCCGTTCCGTACTCGTCAAAGGACATACCACCTTGGTCTACGTACTTCAACGTCAGCGCAGCACTTACGGCCCCTGACAAGTCTGGAGGGAACAAATGCGCGCGCAGCACGTCGTCCGCCGAAGACGTTTGACGAAGAATCGTCATTGTTCCGGATCGGCGGACGCGTCCGGGTAGGCGTCGCTCTCGGTAGTCGCCAAGCGTCGTCGAATCAAGCGACGCCTTCTCAACGCTCAACGTAAACGAACGGACGGGAATCACGGTCAGATTTCCGGCCCCGCTTGTGGCGATTCCAGAAAACGAAAGCGTTCCGCCAAAGCCTGCAATAAGTGCCATGTTTAGACCCCTACCTGTAATTGAATTGCGATAGTTGCTACTCGTTCGTCACCTTCAGCGCCGTCCGCCTGCGTTTCCGTTCGAATGGAAAACGAGTATCCAGTACAAACGAAATCGACGCTATTTGAATTCACCGTACCGTCAAACTCGTCTAGCACGTCATCCACGAACCCAAGCAGCGCAAGCGTCGTGTCTGCGTAGATATTGACCTCTGCGCCGATGATCCATACGCCGGATTCGGTTGCGGGCATATGGCGAACGCATTCGCCGGAAACGATTTCGTAGGTAACAGCGGGCAACGGGTCGCCCGCGTTACGCATTCCCGGCGTAGCGTCGGCAACGCCTGCGCCGTCAAGGATCAACTTCAAGCCTTCAGCGATGGCGGCAAGACTGCTCATGGCTTTGGTCCCTTGGCAAGAACGCGCTTGGCTTCAGCAAGCGTTTCCTGCGCTAGTTCGTCCACCAGACGGGCAAGGTTGGCGCGGCCCCACCTCATGCTTACCGCTCGGCCAATGATGTTCTTCGCGCCGCCCGCACGGATCTTCGCCATCGTTTCTTGCCTGCCTTGCTTGTACTGCGTCAACTCGGGAAACGCCGCGCGCGCTGCGGCAAAGATCCGCTGAAACCCTTCCCGGCGCGCTTGCTTGTCGCGTCGGCCACGGCCCGGAATCTGCTTCCAAAGCGCATCGGCCTGGGTGCGGACGAACGCGCGCTGTTGCTTCTTTTGCGCGAGCAATTCCGGCCCCGCGCTGACGTAAGCAGCGGACCCGGACCCGTAGTGGCGGAACCCGTATTCAAGCAAGTGCCAAACCTTCTGACGCCCCTTGGCAACCGAAGCGGCTTTCGCTCCGGTTCCGTACTTGACGCCGATCCTGGTACGGATGGTGGCGGAATCACCGCTTCCCTGCCTGCGTACGTCTGACTCCATCGCGGCGGCAATGGCGATACGGTGCTTGGCATCCGGTCCCTTGAACTGGGTCCGCAACCATGCCGCCGCAAGATCGGCAACGTATGGCTTGGTGACGCGCCTAGACACGCGCTTCCGAACCGCTTCCGATACGTTGCGCGGCAACGCTTCCAACGTCTTCCGAAGTTCCTCGGAATCTACGCGGATATCCAACCGAAGCGAACTCATAGCGTCACCTCAATAGCAACGATTTCTAGCGTCCGCTGCCGTTGGTCGCGGTCGGTGCAACTGCGGATGTTGAGGATGCGCGTAACGCCACGGTTTACCCACAGCAGGCGCGAGCGTGTCGATACGCTTGGATGCCAGGCGGAGAGGATTCGGTAGGTGGTTTGGATGGCGGGTCCGCCATCATCCACGGTTTCCGCCGTTTCCATCTGCTCAATGTGGGCAGCGATGCCGCCGACAGATAGCCACGCTTCGGACGCTTGGCCCAAATCGTCAACGGTCGCGGTCGGGTTTTGGACCGTGACTACGTGCCGCATCATTCCGCGCGGTACGTGGGCCATAGGTCAACCTATGCCCTTCCCCATCATGGTAGTAATCCTATCCCAATAGTCTGACGAAAGCGTTACCGTGTCATCCCCGCGCGACTGCGCGTGTTGCGTGACGCGGTTGAGCAACGCCATTTCTAGAAGCGGGTTGACCGTTCCGCCTGCCGTAAGCGTCACCACAAGCGGGAACGTCAAATCGTCTTCGTCTAGGTCGAAGTATTGGAGTCCATTGATGGTGACAAGCGACAGCGTAACCGTCGCCGCATTGTCATCCACGCACGTCGCCGCCGTCACGGGTTGACGAGCGGCAAGCACCAATTTCGTATCCCCGCTCGGCTCGGTAGCGACGTATTGCGTACGCGTGACCGTTTCAACGCACCAACCGGTACGTTCTTCCATTTCCCGTACCGCTGACTGCCAAGCAATCAGCAACGCCGGGTCGTCGGCGTTGTGCGGAATCCTCGCCCACGCTCGGTACTTTGCCAAGTCAAACGGCATATGGACCCTCGCTAACCGGGGAGGGGTCGAAACCCCTCCCCGGTCGGCCGGAGAGAAGAAGGTTAGGCGTTCGTCACCTGCAACTGAACGAGAGCATTCGTACGGGTAAACGCGGCGTTGGCGAATGCCATCGCCTGGAAGATGACGCGCGCAGAACTTGCGGCGGTGATTTCATCACGAATCATCCCCACCCCGCCCCACTCTCGCACGGCGTAGCCGTCTCGAATGGTTCCAAGGACGGCAATGGTGTTCTTGCCCGAGGTAGGCGTAGCAACGTGAGCCGGGAGGTACTCGGTGACGTAGACCGGAAGACCCATGAGCGTGAACGGCGCGGCCTGAACGCCCGCCGCGTCCGCCGACGGAACGAAGATCGGAACGCCATTGTTCGTGATGCTCGCAATCTTGGCATACACGTCCTGCGGCAGAATCCACGCCGAAGAACCCCAGTAGGCAGCGGGAAGCACTTCATACCGCATCTTCAGGAGGTTTGAGAGCGATGCGCCTGCGGTCACGGCAGCAGCGCGCGTAGTTCCTGCAGACGTTGCCGAAACGATTCCGATGGGATTCGTAGTGGCGTTGTACGTCTGGGTAGTAAAGATGCCAGTAGGGCTAGCCGTTCCCGTACCACCGACGTAACCCCATTCAAGGTTCTTCGCCATCTGCCGCTGGAGATGATCCATCACTTCGGCTTCAACGTCGAAGTTCGCCTGCCGAATCAGTTGCTGCGAAACCTGCGTCTTGGGCAGCAGCGGAATCGGCGCGATGGGGACTTCCTGAAACGTCGGATCCGTGTCGGTAGCCGCCGTGGTCGGGCTATTGCTATCGACGTTGGCCCAGGCCGAAGTGTAATCGGCGGACTTCATCCGGTTGTAGCGGAGCGTCGGATAGCCCTGAACGCCCGTCTTGATGTCCGCAAGGTTACGAACAACGGTGTTTGCGTCAATGTACTTCAATAGCGATTCTTCGTAGACCTTTGGAATAAGGACCGACGAAGACGCGGTGGAAATAAGTTCGCGCATTTCCGGCGCGCGGCCACCGCGCAGATACCCGATGAACTGCTCTCGGTATTCCTTCGAAGCGCGCCAATCCTCGGCCCGCTCGGACATATCGCGCGTTTCCTGCATCGTCTTGGAAACGACGGCAGCGGACGCAAAGCGTTCCCGCACCTGGGCGGCGCGGATCTTGGCGTCAAGTTCTGCCATTTCGTTTGCAATGTCGTTTGCGCGCGCTTCCTGCTCGATGCTAAAAGCATCGCTCGCAAGCAGCGTCTTGGACTCGGCATCAAGGGCCGAACGGCGTTCAATCATTTCACGAATCTTCACGTTGGATACCTCAACCGCAGGCGCAACCGGGCAAGCGCCGTTGCATCATGGTTGCGAAGCGATACGCCGCCCTGCGGATACGCGGCATCGCTAACAATGGAAATTTCACGAAGGTCGATTTTGTGAAGGGTTCTTTCGTTACCGCTCCACTTGTCTTCCTGCGTATAAAACCCGAAAGACATTTCAGTAAGGATTCCGGCGTCAACCATCGCGCGAACGTCGCGCGCGCGTTGGGTGTCGGGCAGCGTCACTTCGAACGCTAGGCCCTTGGAATCCGTCCGCAACTGCACGAGTCCGGACTTGGTATTTGCGACAAGTTCGCGCTTGTCATGCTGCACAAGAACCGCGATGTTCTGCTCTAGCGATGCCTGCACCGCCTGCGGTCCTGCAACGCGTTCGACAAACGGACGCGAACCGTTCAGGCCTGCCACCGTGATCGGACGAGACGGGGCATCCCAAACCATCGCGTACCCGCCGATGCGGTTGCCGTCGCGCTCAAACGTGGTGGAACGGGTTTCAAGCATTGTCTTCGTCCTGATCGGAAACCATCGCGCTCGCGCCACCTGGCATCGTCACGCTCGGCTCATCAAGTCCGTCGATTGGATCCAATCCAAGGAACTTGCGCGCGTCGTTCGGCGACGTAATGCCCGAAAGCGTCAACTTGGAAAGCGACTGGCCCGCGTCCTTCAGATTGCCGCGAAGCAGCGGGGTAACGTCCATAGTCACGGTTTCACCCGGCGCGCAAAGTTTGCGCTGCATTTCGCTGCACCACGCAGTAACCCAGGCCGACAGCGCGCCGTCCACGTAGGCGCGCGCCGTTTCCACTTGCGACGTAAGCGCGCCGCCGCCCGCCTGAAAGAGCATTTCGGGCGGGACGCCAAACGCGCGGGCTACTTCCTGCACCGAATACTTCCGGTTCTCTAGCGAAGTAATCCACGTTTCCTGCCCGATCTTTTCCGCCTTCATCCCTTCCCGCAGGATGAGCGGACGCGATGCGCCGTCGGTGGTCGCGTGCATGGTTTGCCATGAATCGCGGATGGCCTGTACGGTTTGATCGCTCATCGCGCCGGGGTGGGATAGAACAACCTTGCCCAAGGAACCAGTCCGAACCGCAGTCGCCTGCGCGGATTCCTGATCCATCGCCAATTGCATCGCGGCGCGCGATGCGTCAAGCGGCCCACGGAACCAAGCAGGGTTCAGCGGATCGGGGAACGCTCCGACGTGGATCACCTGATCCGAAGTAAGCGTCGTGTTCGCAATGCGGTAAACGATTCCGTTGTCGGTAAGTTCACCGTGCATCGCGCCATCCGGCACGGGTTGCAACTCCGCGAGCGTTCCGTCGTTCGCGCGGCGGATGATTGCTAGCCCGTTGCCGGATGTAAGCGCGACAGAAGTGACGAAGCGGCGGAACTCAAACCCCGACTGCCACCGCGAAGCATCGCGCGACATAAGCGCGCTGACTGGATGGCCTGTGATCGTCGCGCCGTTTGAATCGCTCACCTTGACTTCAAGCCGTGCAACGTCGGCGGCGATCAGATTGATCGCACGAACGACGGCGGGAAACGATTCCGCAGGCGCAGCGGGAAGCGGCTCGGGACGGGTGTAGATTGCTACACCAGTCTTGTAACCGAAGAACCGTGCGAGAAGTCCCATTGCCGAATGGGACACGAACGCCCCCAAACGTCAACACAAATCCGGAAAATATGAACTATCCGATTGGGCAGGCGGAAGCCGCCAAGCCTGTCGTTTCCCTGACCCCTCGACGGTCAATGAGAAGCGCGGCCATCATTCCCGCAATGACGGCATCCGTATTCCCGCGTGACAAAGCCTTATTCGGCTTGATGTTGCCATTGATGTCCTTGAACAACTTGACGCCTTGAACGGCGGCGACAAGCACCGGATCCGGTTCGTAGAACAACTGGCGCGAACGCAACCAGTCGCCCCACAACTTCCAAGCCGGTCCCATGGTGGTAATCCCTTGATGGACCGGGACTACGGGCCAACCTCGGTCCTGCCATCGCTTCATGTCCGATGCTTGGGACACGCAATGATCTACGCCGATGGCGCGTACGTCATAACGGTTCATCATCGCTTCAACGCAGTCGGCCACTACCGTCATGTCCTGCCACTCTCCCGGCATCTTCCGTAAGTGGCCGGATTCCACCCATTTAGATAGCGGTTGCTTGCATCGGCGTTCATCGCGCATGATGTCCGGTCCCGCCCAAAACGACACGTTTTGCGCGCGGATAATTGGGCCATCAATGACAAAGCACGTGACCGTAGTCAAATCAAGTTGGTCCCCGTAACCGCCCCGACTCAAATCTATGGCAATGACAGCAGGCGCGCCGCGCAAGCGGTCCCAATCGCATACTTCCATCTGCCGTTCAAGGAGCGATACGTCGATATCCGTCGCGGCCACTTCGACGTAACGGCAGGCCAACTGGGTTTCGAACTCGGCAATTTGCGCCGGGTCGCCGGATTCAAGCATGGTCCGCGCGGCCATGTCTAATTGCGCGGGATCGACGATCACGCCCAACGCCGGATGCGCTTTCGGCCATGTCGCCGGATCCGCTGCCGAATCCTCTGTCTCCAGTCCGTAGAGCATGGGCCACCACCCCGCCGGATACGGCGTCCCCTCGGCTATGGCCCGTTCCAACGCTTCCCAATACCCCCAAATCGGTCGGATCCGTTGGCCTGGGTCCGGGGTTGTGATGGCGACAAGTTGCGAGGTAGGGAACTTGGCTAGGCCCGTCAGCAACCGCCCGAATGCGCGGTCCATTCGCGCAACTTCGTCCGCAATGATGCACCGGGTGGTAAGTCCATCCAACGCCTTATCGGTGCAGGGAAGGGAAATGTAACGGTTTCCGCCGTGCTTGACGCGGCCCGGATGCGCGGGGGTTGCGCCGCCACGCGCCACCCAGGCATCGTCGGCAAGCGTTTCTACCATCGCCTGCATCCGTTCGTACGTCTTTTGGGCTAGCCGTCCATCCGGGGCAACGGATGCAAACTCCAACCGCGTATTCGCGTCGGCCATTTGGGCCATGAGCAGCGACGCCGCGAATTCCGTTTTGCCGTTCCCGCGCGCCACCGCCAGTAGCAAGGCTTTCGTAGCAGGCGTGTCCGTGCGGACCCCGTTGACGATCCGCCGTCGCGCGAGAAGCACCATTGCGGCCATGCACTGCCAAGGCATCCACACAAGCGGTTGCCCCGCCCCGGCTTCCGCTCCCTGTCCGCACCGCAGCGCGAATGCCCGCGCCTGGTCGGCGCGCTGTTCATCCCACCATACCCCGTGACTGTCGGGGTTCTGCCGCTCGGCCAAGTAGCGCGAGCAAGCGTCACGGATTCGCGCGTTCGCCACCGTTTGCCCCGCGACCACCGACGCCGCGTAGGCGTCGGCCTGCTCGGCGCATAACGGCAACGGCGCGCGGTGCTTACGTCGTGGGGGGGTTTTGGCGGTACCCCCAACGTGGTCCCCAACGGTTTGAGACCCCCTCGGGGG